TGTTGTGTTCTCAAGGGTTAATAAAAACCGCAAGATATTCAACTGACCTTTAGCTTCCCAAAGGTCTTTCTCATCAGACATTGTGTCGATATCTACTACGTTAGTCTGAATGTTTTTTAAATCAGCAATAAGATCAAGCCATCCTTCTGACTCCATCATTGCTAATCTATCTTCTATAAAACGGTTATCTGTTTTTGCCATAGATAATTATCGCTTTATTGAAAGTTTCCGTTTATAACTGATTTTGTACCAGCTTCTCTAGCTTTAGCTAGGTTTAATATAGTCTCAGATTGTAAATGATCTACTTCTGGTATGTTACGAGCAGTTTCACTTCGTTTATTCTCAATATCAGCAGCCATCTTGTCTATAGCTATTTGTTCTTTCTGAAGTTTAAGTATCTTCTGTTGGAAGTCCATTTCACTAGGCTGATTAATCATAGCTTCAGACTGCCACTTCATAGATTTAGCTTGTTCTTCTTGTGCTTCTGCTCTAGTCTTTTGAATGTTTGCTTCAAGCTGCTGCATTTCTAATTGCATGTGTGCTTGTTGCATCTGTTGTTCTTCTGGATTTGGCTCATTGCCTTGCATAAGCGCATTAACAATTTGATCTCTATTGTGCATAGAAGAATTTTGGAATGTTGCTAACAAGATAACATTAAAAGCAGGAGAGTCTTTAGGAATGGCTTGTAACATTTGGACCATTTGCTGCATCTCTAATTCTTTAGCCATAATGCCCATTGTTGAGTATGGTACAAACTTATAATCAGTAACAGGATAGCGGTCTACATCAAATTGTATCTTCCTATACATAGCTTTGTTAATCATTGGTATAAGGAATGTATTTTGAAAGTTCATTAAGGTGCGTTTCTGCCTTTTAATAGCAGCAGACTGCATCATTGACATACCACTAGCAGTATCATTGCTTGCACTACCAGTATCAGCCGAACCAGTACCCATTTGTATCATGTTTTGCAGCGCTGTTACCTGCATAAATGTTGTTTGGTCAGTTGTACCCATGTCTAAAGGCATAATAGCTTCTCTAGGAGAGCCATTTGTTAATATTGTTTTACCTGGGCGAATTTCAAACTTAATACCTCGTGGCAATCGAGTCGCATCGGCAGCCATCATTGGCGTAGTAGTTAAAGCCAAAGAATCAATCCTTGCTCTCATCTCTGCATCTAATGCTTTTTGTGGATTGTAGCCTTTTTCACAAACGCCTCTACCCCAAAACTTGTTTGGTACGCAGTCATGTTGATATGAAATGAAAGGGCGGTCTACCATCATAAAAGCGTTCTCTTCTACTCGTAAGATGTACTCATCATTTACTATAGTAACGACAGCTTCTACTAATTCATCAGACTTATTGTATTCAAAGTCATCTTTATCTGCTTTAGCTTTTAAAAAGCGCTTTGGAACTTTACCCCAATACTCTGTAATCTTTACGGAGTCCGATTCATCAGAACCTCTAGTCTCTGGATCGTAAGTAAAGCGAGCTGATTGATAATCACCATCAATAGGAACATCTCTGTATACGCCAGAGCGTATTCCTTCAATAACATGGTATCTAGGCTTGATAACTTCATGTGCAACGCCTAGTGCATCATTAATATTGTTGGCAGAAGGGTCAATAAGAAACTCTTTAGGACTAATTGGCTCTATACGCACATCAATGGAAGGGTATTCAACGAGTTCTCGTTTAGTGGTAAGAGTGCCAGGAATCGGCACTTCAGAGGGGGAGCGTTCAATCGTTTGATCGACAACTATTTTACCAATACCCGTTCCATAAATTGCCCCATTCAAAAAGATTTCACAGATGGCATCTTTACAACCAGTCTTTTCCAAATCTTCTTGAAGTAAGTTGCGTATAAATTCCGCTTCAGATGGATCATCATCAAGCATGTCGTCTTTGATGTCAAACCATTTTCCACGACCAAAGGTTGCCTCTTCTAATTCTGCTACGCTTGACTCAACAGCTTGCTGAAGAGCAGGAGCTATAATTCTTGACTTTTCTGATTGCCTAGTTTGATCTTCGGCTGACCATCGACCTCTCCACAGGCGATAGTATTCATCCCAGGTTCTAGAATAATTAATATCTCTGTGACTGCGCCATCCATCTAGCCGATAATTAAGCCATGATGCTAAAGCTTGGTATTTTGTTTCTTTATTATTCAAAAGGGTTCACCAATAATATCCTTAGAAAAGTTTTCCTATATTATACCTTATAGAGTAGCTTATAACTCCATATCTGCCCATATAGAGGACATTTAATTAAAGTGAGGGGTTAGGGGCGGTTAAAACAAAGATTGCTCTAATGTAATTTACGCTTATCCTGTTCGACTTCGACATATCCATCGATTAACATTTTACAAATAGTCATATCTACCATTTCAGAGTTAGAAAAGGTTTCAAAATTTAAATCTTCAATCATATTAGCAATAATTTGACACGCTACAACATAACGAGTCTCTAAGTTCATCTCTGATTCAGAGTAAACAAGTATTTCATGTAATTCTGCATCACTTAAATCTTCAAAGTCAAAATCTATCATATTAATATCCTGCAATTGGGTCTGATGGCTGCCAATCATCTTCCAGTTCAATAGTATGTGCAAAGTCCGCTACACTTACTTGATCTATGTAGGCTAAAGCATCTAATAAATCGTCATGTGCGAGTCTGTTAGGGAAATCCATCATCTGATTAGTAAATGCTTTCCAATCTTTGTCTGGATTGAAAGTTATTTGCCCATGTTCCATTCTTCCTTGTAATGCCCAGGTAATTCTGTCGTTCTTTTTCTTACCACCATGACGAAGCTCTGCGATACTGACCCATTGACCTTCCGTTCTCATCTCATCTTCAAGGTAAGGCAAGATAGCGTTTCTTAAAGCGCCTGTTTCAATGCCTACTGTTGTTGCTTCTACTAAAATAGCTGACTTTAATATCTTCTTAGCGGTGTCTTTGATGTTCCATCTGCCGTGCATGATGTCTTTCACCCACCACTTATCACGGTCAATCTTTACAATAGCAATAGCGGTCTCATCTAACCTGGACCTTTTAAGATTTCTTTCTTTTTCTATAGCTTCATAGCCTGCTGGGTCAACAGCAATAACATAATTACCTTCTTCTGGCTCGTCATCGACTTTAAACCACTCTTCTTTAAAGATACCACCCGATCCTGTTTCAAAAGAAGCCTCAAACTCTTGCCTAAAGGACATAGAGGACATTGTTTTCCTAGATGCCTCAATCTCTTCTGCTGGTAGATACGGATTATCGGTTGAGTTAAATTGAAAGGCTTCCCAATCATCATCATCTATAGCATCTTTGTATAGATCAAAGAAATGATTCTTTCCTGCTGGCGTACCAATAAAGAAAGCTTCACCTTTTACATCTGCAAGCGTAGGGCGAATGATCTGTTCCCATACAACTGGCTTCATCGAAGCATATTCATCTAGCACGACATAGGATAGTCCAACACCACGAAGCGTTTCTGGTCGATCACTACCCTTGAGGTATATCTTCCTACCATTAATAAGCGTTAGTACGGCTGTGTTCTCGTGAGCCTGGGCTATAAGGTCTCGACCTAAATCCTTTAACATTGCCCACATAATATCTTTAGCTTGTTGAAAGGTAGGAGCAACATAAAACACATCTTTACTTTCAGACTGAATTGCTTTAATTAATAATAACCAAGCAGAAAGGTAGGACTTTCCGAATCGTCTACCAGCAGCAACTATCTTAAAGCGTTTATCCGAATGGAATATCTTTAGTTGAGCAGGGTGTAGATCAATGTTTAGTTCAGCCATTATGCAGCAACCTTAATGCCTTGTAAGATATGAACAATAACATCAACTGTCCAACCATTACCTAAACCTTTATAGCGTTGTGTGTTAGATACACCTTCAGTATAGTTATCTGGCAAAGTCTGTAGTCTTTCACATTCAATTGGGGTTAGTTTTCTATAGGTTGGATGCTCGTATCTCATATAGTCAAAGTTTGCAGCAGTTAGGCAGTTACTCTTGTCTTTCATGTTACGACCTCGCCTAGTCTTACTATTAATAAAAGTAGCATCAAAGCAATCACCATCTTCTATTTCTGTGTAGCCTTTCTTAGTAGCTTCTGGAACAATTAATACATTGTCTTTTTGGACTGTTGTTAAAGTTCCGCTTTTTTGATCAAATCTAGGTTCTAATCTTTGTTCTGCTTTTAAGTCTGGGTTGTAGTCATCTCTTTTGCCTGTTTCTGGGTTTATTTTTCTTCCAACAATACGACCACACAATATGTAATCACCTTGCCTACCATTCTTAACATACTCCATAGCTGATAAAGTGCTAGCTTTAGGTTTATCAGAATCAACAAGACAACCAGCATCTTTGTTTCTATTTACAAACCTGCTAGACATTAATGTGTAATCTTTTGGCGACTCTTCAAGAACATCTTTTAACAATATGCCTTTATCTTGAGGCTGAGAAACTCCAGGTATGTTTGTCCAATACAATCGCTTTCTTGATTGAGCAGAAAGAAGTGAACTATTAATCATCACAGGTTCTACGCCTAAATGCTCAGAGATAATATCTTGATACTCTTGTTTCATCATTACATTCTCAAGTAGGAAGTAATCTGGCTTACATTCTTTAAGTAGTCTTACAAATTCAAAGAACAACGCACTTCTAGGATCATCAAAGTTAAGCTGCTTTCCAGCAAATGAAAAACCTTGACAAGGACTTCCGCCCATTAGTAAATTAATAGGGGGTAGATTAACGCTTTCAATCTTAGTCACATCACCTAACTGGACTGTTAACGGATGATTCTTTCTTGTAATCATCTTAGGGTACTTCTCTATTTCACTAGCGAGGAAGATACGAGTTGATATACCAGCTCTTTTAAGAGCCTCTTGACCACAACTAATGCCATCAAATAGAGATAGAGTTACATCTAGGTCAAATTGCGGTTCAGTCATCTACAAACGCCTCACAAGATTCAGCACAACCTTCTTGTTCTTCATCATCAAATTGAAAATGAGTTTGTTTAAAGTTAGTTTCATTAAATAATTCAATCAATGTTCTTGTTGTGTGGTACTTTCTAAACAATGCTCTAGGCTTATCAGTTAAAGTACCTTTAAGTTTGTTGTTACCAACTTGACCATACTTCTCTTCAAGCATTTTTGGAAAATCAAATATCGTAATATCGTCATCCATTATTTGAAATAGCTTCTTAGTGGATTTTTTATAGCACCATTTACAGTTACCTTGATAGTCTTGTAGCTGTAGATCAAACTTTTGCTCTGACCAGAAGTCCATTACATCTTTTTTATCACTTGGAAACCATGTAGCAAGTGGATAAACTCTATTTTGATTTGTTATTACTGTGCGTATTCTTTTAGGTTCGTCACTTCTTATGCCTAAAGCCGTTTGGTATTCACCTTTTTTCCATCCAATTGATTTAATATATGAATGAACAGGATTTTCTTTTAGCTCTCTAGTGCAATGTGGATAAGAAATATTAGGTATTCCATACTTAGCAACTACATCTTCAAATGGTTTGCCTTGTCTACTAGCAGTTTTATAGTTAACAACTCTATGCGTGCTGCCTACACGACCCTCATTAACCTCTGCCTCAATCCATACTGTATTAAAGTTAAAGTTATCATCACACTCTTTAACAAAATCTAAAGTAGCATCATTCTCTTGACCTGTATTAGCGAAACAAACAGCAATTTCATACTGATCTGCGTAGTCATCAAGAATTTTTTTAGTCATAAAAGCAGAAGTTCGACCTCCACTCATACAGATTAAAAGTTTTGTCACGCTTTAGATACATTAACGATTACTTCATCGTCACCTTTTTCTACAGGTTCTACTAACTCCTCTTCTGGCGTTACATCAATTGATTGCTGAATAGAGTCTAGCGAAGCAACATTGATAATAACCTGGGCATCGCTTTTAACTCGGTTCGGATCAATCGCTTTGTGTACAGGAAGAATCCTATCCATACACATCTTTAAACAATGCACATCGCCATCCATAGCCCTTTCGATTACCTTGTTGACTATCTCTGGTGCTTTAGCAGACATAACCTCTCTAGCAAGAGCTGTGTATTTGTTCTCGCTGCCTTTTGGTCTACCTTCTGGATTCAAGGGTTTCATGCCTTTAAATAAAGCTGGATTTCCTCGTTTTTTCTTATTTTCTGACATGCATTACATTATACC